GATGAATATTGCAGACCTTCGCTCGCGCGCCCGCGTCAACGGGGGGTACCGCACTATCGAGTTCCCTGATCAGGCACTCGCTCACAGAATCGTCAACCCACGAAGAGGTGCGATGATTTCTGTGCCGCTTGCCAATTGGCGAATTCAAATTCAGGCGCAAGACGAACTGTTCTCAAAATTCCATTTAGAGGACACCGCCGGATGCACCACTGGAGAAATGTACTCCCGTCCAATTCCTCAAGTCTTTAAAGTCATCGAGACGAAACCACTCACAAACCTTTTTGCTGAGTGGGCTCCTCTCATGTACGAGAGACTGCTCTCTGAAATTTTACCTCCCATTCAGACCTTGAATCGCACTTCGCGACTCGGCTGGCCAGTTTTTGAAACCACTACGAATAAGAAGGCGAAGCTACAACCCTTCTTCAATCAAATGGTACTTCAAGGACCGGACTTCATGCGAGATGCGTTCATCATCATGAACGTTCGATTGCAAGCAGAATCAAGAAAGAAGGTTAGGGATTTTTTATTTGTAGATCTTGACGGCGAAATCTATTCCCGGTCCGTCGACGCGCTAGCTAGACGAATCAACACTCCAGCCGGTCTACGAACGGCCAGCCGAACTCGCCTCGTTTTCAACCTTCCCGTCGGGAACTTGTTGACACAGATGCTCGATACTGCGGTACATAATGCGCTACTAGGCTATACAGCCTTTTCGCACAACATGTATTCTTCCCGCGGTGCCGGACACCTACAAGGTACGAGTCTCTTTTTTGATGTGAGGCACTTTGAACGCCATACCAGCGAGATCGTCCGCCTACGATCGAGCATCATCGGCGGACTATACGAACGAATATCCAAAGTATTCGATTCACTTCCCTTCCTATGTCCTTCGGACGACTGGAGGAAGAAGTTACTTCTCTGGCCAAACAGAGAAGACGGTTGGTCGGATCAATTTGCCAGCGGGTACAGTCCAGTGGCCCCAGTTCAAAAGGAAATCTTTTGGGCTCTATACGCTGAGTTCGCCGTACGTACGTTCCACTTTCGAAAAGAAGAAGCACTAAGCTGGGTCTTAAATGGAGGCGATCATCATCTACGAATCATCAATTACGGAGATGACAACGTAGTAAGCGGGGATCCGGCTATCGTTGCCGAATTACTTCCTTTCCTGAATAACTACTTACACGTAGAGGAAGAGTTTCCTCCAAAATTCTTGGGCTTTCTATACACTCAGCAGGGCTGGCGCCTAGGTATTAAGTCTTACCTAGAGAAGACCTATTTGAATGAACGGCGCCCCGGATCCAACTTCCGGCGCTATCCTTGCTTCGGTTGGGTAGAAAAGAGAAAAATCTACGCTCAGTACGGTGTTCCCGAGATCGTGGAACGTGTCTACCCCGCAGAGGAAGACGTTCTCTCACGAGTCGGGTTACCCTGGACCGACATTATTAAGGAGGCCGCGGC